AGCGTTTCCAGCCGCGATAATAGCGACAAATGAGAATCAGCAAACCTGGTCTGTTAGAGCCAGGGGCCGAAATTCTCCCACCGTAGAGCCTTACCATTTTCAGAAACCTTGTACCCCGTTATTCTGGGGCGCTCGGCAAGGTAAGACTCTCCAAGCCCATCCTGACGCGCAAGGAACACGAGCAACTCATTGATCTCCGACATCTCCAGGGGTAAACCCTGTTGATATTCAGAAATCGCGAGATGATCATGCCCCGCTAGAACCACGCCGATCCTCTGGTCGATGGCCCTAGCAGCGTCAGCTACTTCGGGATTGTCTCTCGGAAACTCCAGTGAATGGAGCGCCTTGAGAAGAGTGCCTTGTCCTCTAAGTTTGACCCCCTTGACACGGGGAACAACATGTGAGAACTTCCAGGCATCATGACCGCGGTCGCAGCGAGAAGGACGAACATCATCCCAATCACTGACAAGCCCGCCATCCCCATATCCCTCTGGGATCTTAAACCCCTGGAGGTAGGTAGGGATGCTATCAACTACGGAGCGGTATGCCCCGTGGTATGTAGAGTCCAATCCCCACGGTAAGCGCGAGTAGCGCTTAATCGTGTTCGCAGCCCAGTACTTGCGAAGTACCGTATTAATCGGGCCGCGAATGTAGAAGGGCGTCACATCGCATCCGGCAAAGTAGTGCTTTCCGCACGACTCCCGGAACATGCCTGTAGAGAAGGTTTTCTTAGGGTTCATCTTGAACCCCAAGTATGTCAAAACCTCCTGAAGGGCAGGCACCAGTTCTCCGTCGATAATAATATCGTCGCCGAAGACAGTGCAGCGATGGTCCATGTCTCGCGTGGCCAACAGGTCGATAACCGATGTGCATAAGGCGTAAAACAAACACGTCTCAAGCTCAAAGGTGTACCCGTTGCCCATACTTGACACCTTCCGGAGGACGTGAGTCTCTTCGGAAGGAAGAACAGTCACAGGCGACCTCGTCAGCTCGAAGAGGTCAACCCATGTCGGTGGAAACAAATCGCGCACGAGCCCCATGTGAATGGAGTCGGACGCGCTGCTGAGGTCGACAGTTGCTAGTCGACCGTACGCACTTCCTTCAAGAGCTAGCCTGGCGTTGTACTGCTGGGCGTCCTTCTTGAGG